CAGGCGGTATTACTGATGTTCGGATTAATGGTGAATTGGTTCAGGATATCTATGTAAAAACAGAAGACGTAATTGTTGTTTTCTTAAAAACATGAATCATTAACACTTTTCTCTTGATTTCCCAAGTATTTCATGATATAATTAAAAATATTGTTTGGAGAATAAATGACTAAAAAACAAATCATTTCCAAAAGTGCAGATGAAAAGAAACAGGCTTTGTTTATTGTAATGGTTCCAGATGAACCAGATATGCATGGCGATGTAACTTCTGCAGAAGAAATTCAAAAAGCTTGCCACAACTTTAACATGTTCTGTAGGCAACCTAATCTATTCCATATTTCAAAAACTAATATGTTTGAATTCGCAGAGAGTTATATTGCTCCTGTTGATATGCAGATTGGTGAAGAAGTAATCAAGGCTGGTACATGGCTGGCTAATATTCAAATCAATGACAACGATCTTTGGCAAGCAGTTAAAGACGGAGAAGTCAGCGGTTTATCTATTGGAGCCTTAGCTTCTGTAGAAGATATCGAATAAGGGGTCATATGACAAAAGCTAAACGCAAACTATCTGATATCAGCTTTCAACACGAGGGCGCTCACGTAGCTTTGACACACAAGTCTCAAGGTTACTCTGCAAATGGAAAACCATATGCTCTGATCATGAAAGCTAAATCTCAAGAATTTATTGAGAAAATTCAGCAAATCCGGGTGACAATGGAGCTTCCAGATTTCCTACAGAAGTTTTTCTATTTGTGGGAGGGGGATGCAAAGGTTCTAGCCTATATGATGGGTTATGTGGAACCTGTAGATACTGCAGAAATGGAAGCCGAGGAAGCCAAAGACGAGTTTCAATCTTGGATTGAAGAACGTGTAGCAGGATTCGAAATCCTTAAATCCTTAAAAGAATCTGAAAATCCATCCATGACTATTATTGCTATGGATGAAAAAGATATTCTAACTGTATTAAAAGCACAAGCTCAGTTAGAACCTTTTCTAAATCAACCAGAAGGTGAACCCTCTGGTAAACAATTGGAGAAAAATATGCCAAATCCTAATACAGAAATGGTAGAAAAGTCTGCTCTGGTTGACCTTCAAAAGAGTTTTGATGATCAGAAGGTAGCTCTTGAAAAAGCTACTGCCGATCTTGAAGCTGTTAAGGTTGAACTAGAAAAGGCAAGTGTAAAGATTGCCGAATACGAAGCTGAAAAGGCTCAGGCTAAAGTAGAAGCCCGCGAGGCTGCTCTAAAAGACGCTGTAGCTGATGATGCTAAAGTAGAAGTGCTATTTAAATCACTTTCAGTAGCTTCTGATGAAGATTTTGCTGCAACAGTAGAAACTCTAAAAGGTCTACGTGCTGCTCAAGAGAACTCAGAGCTATTTAAAGAGGCAGGTGCTGCAGCCGGTGAACAAACTAGTGCAACAGAAACACCTATTCAAAAGGCCCTAAAGGCTGAACTGGCGAAACAGGCCAAGTAATTTTAATTAATGGAGAAAAATAATGGCTCTAATTGGAACTGACACAAAACGTCTGTCAAACGTCCTTAAGCAAGAACTATGGCCTGATGCTGCTTACTGCCGTGCTGTAGTAACTGTGAACGAAGCTGCTGCTAAGTCATATGTACCCGGAACAGTTCTAGGTAAGGTGACTGCCTCTGGCAAATACAAGATTGCAGTTCAAACTGCTTCTGATGGATCACAAGTAGCTGACGCTATTGTAATGGGTCTGGAAAGCATTGCTGCTGCTACAGACACTAAGGTTCTGGTACTTATCAAAGGCCCTGCTGTAATTAGCAAAGCTGGTCTAGTACTCGACGCAACTTATGACCTACAAGCTGAAAAAGATGCAGTATATGCTGCTCTAGAAGCCAAAGGCATTCAGTGCAACGACACTGTATAATTTTAGGAGAATAATAACATGCCTATTACTCGTTCTTACACTAACGCCTTTGAAATCGTTGACTACACAGAAGACCTAGTTTCTATTCCTAATCAATGGAATCTAGTTAACTCTCTAGGTCTATTCGACGTTGAAGGTGTTTCACAACACACAATCACATTTGAGACAAGCAATGGTACTATCGGTATGATTACCGACCAAGTTCGTGGTGCTCGCGCTCTAATGAACCAAGATGAAAACCGTGCTCTGCGTTCACTGGCTATTCCTCACTTCAACCTTGATGATGCTGTAAAGCCTCAAGATATTCAAGGTAAGCGTGCTTTCGGTTCTACCGATGCTGCTGAAACTGAAGCTGCTGTAATTGCACGTAAGATGCTGCGTATTCGTCGTTCATACTCTGCCCTAATGGAAACTGCTCGTGTTCACCTTCTAACAACTGGTGGTATCTACGCTCCTAACGGCACAGTAGTTGGTAACATGTACACTGAATTCGGTATTACTCGTAAGGAAGTTGACTTCGTACTAGGTACTTCAACAACTGAACTTACAGCTAAGATTGAAGAAGGTATTGCTCACATTCAAGATAACATTCTATCTGGTGAGTCTATCACAGGTTTCGTTGCTCTGTGCAGCCCTCAATTCTTCGCTAAACTGATTGCTCATGCAACTGTTAAGGAAGCTTACAAGTACTACTCAAGCACTCAAGAACCTCTACGTAACCGTCTAGGTACTGGTGTAGAACGTCAATTCGTTCACGGTGGTATTACTTTCATCGAATACCGTGGTGTAAACCCAGCCGGTTCACAGTACATCCCTTCTGGTGATGCTTACCTAATGCCTACTGGTACAATGGATACATTCAAGACTTACTTCTCTCCGGCCAATAAATTTGACTATATTAACACAATTGGTCAAGAGGTCTATATGTTCAGCTATAGAGACCCTAAAGGCTCTGAAATCACCATTGAAACAGAGTCTAACATGCTCAACATGATGCGCCGTCCACAAGTAGTAGTTCGTCTATTTACTTCAAACTAATCATCAGTTGATCTAACAGTTCCCCGCTTCGGCGGGGTTCTATCAATAGGTATTGACAAGTTCAGTATCTATTGATAGAATATCACAAAATCTTGCAGTTGTATTGCAGTACAACATTATGTTCCGAAGAGAGTCTGCAAGCTCCGCTAGACGTTGACTAGCTAGGAACTCCCCATTTAAACTTACAACGAGGTGTTATGAAAGTTTGTGTGACGTGTGGTTTGTCTAAAGAGTTAGACCTTTTCCACAATGACAAAAGAACTCCAACCGGAAAAGTCTCTTCCTGTAAAGAATGTATAAAGCAAAGAGGGATTCTTTATCGAAAAAATAAAAGTTCTTCAATTAAGACGTATCAGAAAAAGCATTATGCTGAAAATCGTGATAAAATCTTGAAGAAAGCATCTTTATACCGTAAAGACAACCAAAATAGAATTTCAGATTACTTAAAAGAGTATCAAAAACAAAATAAAGCGAAAATCAGAGAATATCTGAAAGCATATATTAAAAAGCACCGAGAGTTGAATAGAGATAAGTACCGTACGAAAGATGCTAAAAGAAGGGCTGCAGAACTCAAGGCACTGCCTAAATGGTTGATGGCTGAACATATGCAGGAAATTCTTGATTTTTACACCGCAGCTTTAATGTTTAGGATTTATACAGGATTGGAATACCATGTAGATCACATTGTCCCATTGCAAGGAGAAAATGTTTGTGGTTTGCATGTTCCTTGGAATCTACAAGTGCTGGAGTCGTCCGACAACATCCGAAAATCAAATAAATTCGAAGAGGAATAAAAATGGCTTTATCATCAATCGAGCAGGTTCGTTTTCTTATTCAAGATAACACTCCCGGCTTGTATCTAATCAGTGATGAAGAAATCTATTTTCTTCTTCAACGAAACAATAATAATGTAGATCGTACTGCGTTAGAAGCTGCAAAGGTTATTCTTTTAAGCTTGTCAATGCGCGGTGATCAGACTGTAGATATCTTTTCAGTCAAAGGTTCTAAAGCTGCTGAACAATATCGCATGGCTTTACAACTCTTCGTCAAGTCGCCGGACCTTAATCCGATCCTTAAAACAGTTCAAGGTTGGATTGGTGGTGTATCTAAGACCGAGATGCAACTGAACGATTCTAACACAGATAACAACACTGTAGATACCCCAGCAAAGGCTTTAAACGGTCTTGAGCGACCTTTAGAAGACTTTTAAGGGGGGGTATACATGACTTACTTTCTAGCTGCTGTAAAGCAGAATTTAAAGACTCATGGTGCTTTAGGTAAGTATACCAGAATTTCTGCTGGTGTGTATGACATTGAATCCGGTACTTCTACTGATACTTCTCAGACGTACTCAGTTCAAATGTATGAAAAGCACGTCAAGACTTCTCAGTACAACTACCCAAACCTAATTGGTAAACAAGTTTCTATGTTTTACATCGCTGCCGATTCATTAGCCTTCCTACCTCAGATTAAGGATGTCATTGAATTTGCCTCTACTAAGTTTACAGTAGATTCATTCAGTGAACATATGGCTCATGGTCAAGTGATTATGTATAAGATTGTAGCTGTGAGGTCATAATGAAAATCAAGGCAGACACAACAGCATTGGAAATGTCTCTAATGAAAGCTGCCGGAACAATCGCTCTGAGACTCAAGCAGATG